TTCGTAAACACGAGTATAAGCTTCATGTAGGTTATGAAGTTGTGGATTTGTTTGTGCAATTTGCAATTGAGTCTGTGCTAACGTCACTCTTTGTGCCATTGAAAATATATTTGGATCTGCAACAGGTAAAACATCTACTCTTGCATCAAAATCTAGTGATTTAATTATTCTATCTGCACCATAAACTGCATAAGGGTATTCAGGTGGTAGGTATTCTGCAATAACTTTTGATAAAAGTTTAAATTCTTGTCTCATTGCATAGTAACAACGCTTATGAATAGCACTCATTACTCTGCTGCCTCTTTCCATTAAAGCAATTGTAGTTCCAACAGCAGCATTTTGATTACCTTCTCCAACAGCTGTGTCTGTAGTTAATGCAAATCTTCTTCCTGCATCTACACAAAAGCCCATAAGGTTAAATAATGTTTGCGATGGTTCTTTGAAAGGTAGTAATTGAAACTGATCTCTGATGTTTCCACCCGGTGCATCTACATCTCTAAATTCTCCTGGTTGAATAGGCTGATCATCATCTCTAACTTTCATTCCTCTAGATTTAAATCCAGCAGGTAAGTTAGATAAAGTTCCTGCATCTAATAATTGTCTTAAAGCAGCAGTTGCTGTTCGTGACAGGCCACCGATCATATGAATTAAACCGAAACCATAAAAACCTAAACCTGGTAAAAATTTAAAGTGAGTGAAGTAATCTTTTCTAACAAATTTAGCATCACCTTCTACGTAATTTCTATAAATAGATAAAACTTCTCTAGACGATTCTTCAATCGTTACAATGTATGGAATTTTAATTCCTAATGAATCTTCTTGATTGTCTGAAATGTAATCCGATAAATCTAAATCTACATGAAGCTCTAAAATAGAATACATCATGTCATCTGTCTCTGTCTTTTTAGTTCCTTCTAGAGAACGATACTTATCTTTAATTGTGTCGTCTTTTGTTTGAGGCTTCATTAGCTCTACTTCTCTGTAGAAACCCGAAGCCATCTTTTTTAATAAATCGTTTTCTGATTGTCTTATTACATGAGTAATTCTTGGAGCCTCTTTTAAATCTGTTGCGTAATAAGGAACTACTAAATCTTCTGCAGGTACAAATTTAGATACTGCTCTTTCTAACATTGCATCGTAATAAACTTTTTTAAAAGTAGATCCTGCAAGTGGAAGATAGAATAACATCTGGTCAAACTCTGGAGTATATTCCTCCATTTTTTCCATGATCATATAGTTCATGAAATCTTTAACTCTGTTTGCTTGCTCTGTAGTCTCGTCAGTTTTTAATCCAAGAACTTGGGTCTTAACTGGACCATCGCTTGGTAATAATTCTTTGTATGCTTGTGCTTGGAATTGGGTTACTGCTTCTGCAAGAAGGGGGTGAGTGACACCGGCCGCTCCTCTAAAAGGTCTGTTCTGTTCTACGTATTTAAAACCTAGAAGGTCTAAACCTTTTAAGTAACCATCTTCCCAATCTTTTCTTGACTCTTTGTCTTTTTGGTAATCAGAAATAAGATCTGAAGATAATTGATTAAGGACTCTCTCATCCATGTCTTCTGCAATGTTGGCATAGAAATCCTGTTCAGCAGCTTCTTCTTCTACTGCATCTTCCGGATCTTCAAATGTTACTGTCGCTTCTTCTTCAACGTCAATTTCTTCTTCGTTGTCGATAGGATTGTTGTCCTCAATAGCCATAAATTATTATGTTATCTTAGTTGCTTTATTTCTGCCGTTTTTGCATTTAGCTGTAACGTAAACACCATCTTTAGCTTTAATCATTTTACCGTACATAGCTCCGCCTGAATAACCATCTCCAAAAGCATCACCGTAGTCTCCAGCTAATGTTCCACCTTTACTAGATGTTGCATTTTTTCCTGGACCTAGGTTTAATATTTTACTAAGTATGCCTTTTTTCTTAATGCTATTTTTCATATTGTAGTCATTAAGATCTTTTCCACCAGTAATCATAGAAGAAGCAGATTTGCCATCTTCAGTTGATGCTAGTAGAGATTTTTCTTTTGCACCCATAAGCTTGCTTGCACCATACATTGCAGCACCAGCCATAAGAGCTTTTTTAATTTTCTTATTCATAATATATCTCCTTATAGTATATTTTTACGATTGTAAACCAATTGAGTGAATAAATCTACAATATCGATCTAAAAATGTTAGTAGTATCTACTAAACCACCCATATTCATATAAGCCTTTTGAGGCAATAAGAACTTCTTTAATACATTGCTGTCTGCAATCAGAGTGGGAACCATCTCATAATTAGCCGGATCATCTGGACCCATTTGTTTAACAACTAAGTTCCCCCTAACTGATCCTGCGTTAGCGTAAGCTCTTAAAATTCTGTCAGCTTCAGCTTGTGTATTTGCTGCTCCTACATGATTATCAAAGATATAGTCATTGTCTATTTTTCTATTGTAAATAGCTCTATCGCTCTCTACTGCCATTCTATAGCTAGAACTATTACTAGTACTTATCTCATCGATAATTTTAAATTCTTTTAAAGGATTAGATTTAGGCATAGGAAACATTTCAAACTTAGCTCCGTATTGGCTGGCTTGTTTTCTTAAAGACTCATTCAAAGAAGAATAATTATTTAATTTTTTCATCTGTCCATTTGCTTTATTAAAAATAGCAGCTTTACCATTTTGCAATCCATAGTTTATTTCATTTCCAAATTTTTCAACATCAAACATTTTTATATTCTGGTTCATACTTGAAGGTACAATAGAGATCGCATTAATATCTCTTTCAGCCATTGAACGAAGTAAGTTCTTAACAACCACATCATTATATGATCTAGAGAAAGGACCTCCTGTTGTACTATCAACAGAACCTTGTTTAACTAATTGAGCTAAAGCACCTCTATCCAATTCATCTATTTTATATTTCAATCTATCTGCTTGTTGTAATTGAGTTCTAGTTAAACCCATACGTCCTCTTCCAAGTTCTTGATAAGGAGCTAACTGATCTACTAGTTTTTTTCTTTCTGTTTGTAACATTTTAATGTTACCATCTTGGTTAAAAGGACTTACTTTATTTTTAAAATATTTATCTCTAGTACTAGAGTCGGATGAAAATTGTGGAGAGTGTAGATCTGATTGAACTTCAGATACTCTTATATGTCTTTTACCAACTCCTATTTTAGGATTAGGTAAGTCATCATATCTTGCAAACGCAAGTTCTCTTTTTGAACTACCTAAATAGTGTGGACTACCTTCTACATATTTAAATTTACGTGAATTGATATTAGGCATAGGACCGTCATAGTAAATAACATCCTCAGTAAAATTTTCTCCTCCATCTAAGTGATAACTTCTCTGACCTTTATGTTTTGGATACATGTTATACAAGTCCTGCTCACCTTGAATCATTGGAGGTTTAGCAGAGGATGCATTATACTTTCCAACCGCTTGATTGTATTTAATTAATAAGTTTGAGAACTTAGACCTATCTGCTTCCGCAGCTTCCGTTCCTGCTTGTCTCAAAGAAGTCTGTACCATAGTAATATCGTCTGAACTAATTGGACCTGAAGTATTCATAGCTGTTCTAATATTAGAATTAACTACTCCTGGAAACTCACTCATATTAATTCCAGTAGTTCTTGCAAGATCATCTCCTTCTGCTGCAATAGTAGCAAAGTCTGCTACTGGATCTTTACCTGCAGTTAGTCTTAATGTTTTAATGTTAGCCAGTGGCGATTGTCTAATCATTTTTAAAACAGATTCCCTATCTATTTCAAGTCCTTGATCTTTAGCTGTTTTTAAAAAACCAGAAATAGGTTGACCTGATTTATCAAAGTTAATTAAGTTTAAATCAGATAATTCTTCTGGACTTACTTTTCTAGATACTCCTTGTAAAGGTCCACCAGGATAAGTTAAATCTCCTCTGTTCGCATCTTTAAACCATTGAATCCATTTATCTGCTGGAGCTTTATCAAAGTTTGCCTCAAGCGCTCTGTCATAAGTTGATGAACCAAATATTCTTCCACCGGGTTGTAGGGGTGCTCCAAAGTTAAGAGGTCTATCTAATACTTCTCCAAATCTAGATCTTCCTATAACTGCTAATTCTGTTTTGGGAGTTTGAACAATTAAGTCTGTTGCTTGTCCAGTGGCCGTTGGTACTGGACCATTGCCTACTGGTTTGTTAGGTAAGTAATCTACTTTAGCTGCAGGCTTATTCATCTGCCTTAAATAATTTCTAACACCAGGCATTCTTTTACCAAGTGCTGTTGCTCCTACGATTGTAGCACCGAGTGCTGCTAGTCCTCCAAGTGCTGAGGGTTTTTTCTCATCATAAGGAGTTTGAACGACCACCGGACTATTCTCTAACGGAGGAAGACTTCCTTGTTGGATAGATTCAATAAAGCTTTGTGGTTGTTTTATTTGGGACATTACTTAACGCCTGTAAATTTAGTTCCTTTAATAGCTATGCCGCCACCTTGTGAAAAACTTTTTGTAAAAGTTATTTTTCCACCTTTAGTAGTACTTTTAGTGTAGTCGTTTTTAGATTTTCCGTAGTTAGCTTCAAAAGTTAAATTACTGGATTCACCTAATTTAAAATTTTTACCATAGTTAATATTTTTTGATTTAGTTTTTAGTTCACTTCCACCATCATAAGATTGAGTATTTGTATTTTTACTTACACCTAAGTTTCCAAATTTAGAATAAATATCTAAACCTAAACCTTGATCTTTAGATTTTAATTTACCCTCTTGTGTAGATTGATTAACAACATATGGAGATACATCAAATTTCTTACCCATTAGAAGACTCCTTTAAATGCTGTGCCTTTAAGTGCAATTCCTACTCCTTGAGTAACTGCTTCACCACCATGATTCATTCCTTTAGCTTCAACTGCTCTAATCTCTTTTAAATTTTGTCTGTCTTCATCATCAGCTGCTTTTCTTGCAGCAAAAGGATCTTTATAAACTTTTTCCTTATTATCATAACCTCTACCTTTTTTTATGTCTCTTACTTTAAGTTCTTTTTTTTCATATTCTTTTTTAAAAGTATTTCCTTCTCTCATATTGTAAGGTTCTTTTTTATATTCAGTGTCCTCTGCAGGAAGTCTTCTAAGTGGTTTTTTAAATTTGTTTTTATCGGCCATAATAATCTCCTATTTATGCATAATATTTATATTCGCCCGGTATACTCATAGGCTCAGGCTCATCCATATATGTAGCTACAAAATTACCTTGTCTGTATCTTAACATAGCTTGGGTGGTGCTGTCGACATAATCATCAAATTGGCCATATGGAAAGGCAGCGCATTCCTCAATGACTTCCTCTGCAAATCTCTCGCCATGAGGATAATAGACATTACCCGATTCAAATATAGGGGCTACAGCATTAACTCTAGAATGCTTATCGTTTCCTCTAGTTGGAGTAAAATCTAGTACAGGAATACCTGCACGTCTAAGTTCTTGGATTAAAGATTGACCACTAGCCTTAGCCTCTACAATAATAGATTCTGGTTCCCAATATTTATAAGCCTCCATAGCTACTGCTTTTAGTTCTGGAAAATCCCAACGACCTTTTTCTGCATCTAATAAAATTAAACAGTTCTCATCTGGAGTAGGTTCAAA